CATGCATTTAGCTTTTTTCTTCGTTATAGCAGACTACTATAACAAAAAACAATATTTTACTCGTTTGGAGTTATATCCAAACGCTATATATAGCCAATATATAGTCCATAACAACTTGTATCATTGATACATTAGCGCTGCTTGGCAAGCAGCAACCCTCCTCACTATCGTTGTATGTAGAGGGAGTCTGGCGTATACGGTTCAGATAACCTTCCTTACAACGAGAGGAAAAGTAGGAGTACTTTAAACTTATTGTAGTATGTTGCAATTCAAATAATATACATTCGAGTTCATGTTAGTAACACTCGTCTTAAGGATTTAAAACTAACTAGCTGTAATAGGCTTTATGTTGAAACAACATGGATTGTTCAATTAAAAATGGTGGTAAACCACTCGCCCAACAGAGCGTATCTGGCAACAATAGCGTTACCCTTACTCCTGAACCTCTACGCTTAGATAGCGAACTTAAGCGTAGAAATACGAGAATATTAAAAACATTAGCTAATTCCCATAAAAATTTGGAACCTAGTGATGATGATTCTGATATTAGAGATAGTGACAGTGATGAATTGCCAGATCTCGATGTCGATATTGACATCTATGGACACAAATCCAAAGTTTTAAAACCTAACACAACACTAACACCCACAACATCCCGTCGTATTTTTAATACCAAACCCAAACATTCAAAAACTCCGACACTTCCAATTACACAATTAGATCCCAATAAGCATTTAGCACCTCCTAGTTTTACCAGAAATGCTCAACGCAAATCTTCAAAAACAAGAGATCCTAGAGACATGAATGTTGTAACACCAAAAGATGCTTTTGAATATCGTGATCGAGCATCCTCTGTAACCTCCGATTGTATTATTGGTAGTGATACTGATGAAGACCAAGATCCTGATTCTTGGTTTAGTAAGCAGGAAATTGCATTCTTGAATAATGAAGTTTCTGGCAATAAGGTTATATTTGATAAAGTTAATCCATTCAATTTTGATAACAATCCTTTTCCAGCATGGGATGATATGAAAGCTTTTACAAAATTCTTACAACCTCATCAAGAATACGTTAACATGGTAATTCATG